GCAGCCGCCCGGCGTGGGTTGGTTGTGTGGGCGTTCCCTGCGTGGCTTTGGTCGGCTTGTAGGGTTCGCCCTTTTCTATTACGATAACATTATATCACTATTTATCGTAAATGTCAAGCGGTAAATCAAGATTTATCGTAAATATTCAAACTTTTTTTATTTTTCACGGCTTCGGGCGTTGTTCGTGTGCTTCGTTGGTTCTATCAGAGCGGCGGCAACGGTCCCGGCGCGGGTGCTGCCCTGTGGGGGATATGGGCGGCGAGAGAGGGCGTGGGTGGGTCTCTCTACCACTCTCGAAAATAAAAAAGGCAAATTTACGAAAACCTCTTGACAAGTTATCGTAATTATGGTAAACTGTTATCGTAAAGCAAAGGAGGACTGCATTATGAAAAATGTTGTTGCATACATTCGAGTGAGTACAGACGGACAGATTGGAGACGATAAGTTCGGTCTCGAAGTACAGAGAGAGCAAATCATCGACTACTGCTCCAAAAACGATATGAATATTGTTAAGTGGTATTCCGATGAGGGCGAGAGCGGTGCTAAGTACAGACCCGGTTTCGATGAGATTGTATATGGCGAAGTTACCAACCCTCCATACGAAGCAGTTGTTGTTGCAAAGTCCGATAGAGTTGCAAGAGACATCAACATCTACTTTTACTATCAAGGAGCGTTGCTTCGTAAGAATGTTGAGCTTATCAGCATCACAGAAGACTTCGGACAGTTTGGTGTATTTGCTAATATGTTAAAGGCATTCACTCTCACTTGTGCAGAGATGGAGAGGGACAACATCAATAAGCGTACAAGTGCAGGTCGTACAGTCAAGTCTTCTAAGGGTGGTTATAGCGGTGGTCGTACTCCTTACGGCTATAAGGCTGAGAATCATCAAATGGTTGTTGTTAAGGAAGAAGCCGTGGTCGTTAAGATGATTTTCCGTATGAAAGATAAGGAAAGTATGACCTATAAGGCAATCTGTGAGGTTCTTAACGCACAAGGCTATACCAATCGTAGTGGCACTAAGTTTACTATCAGCACAGTTCAAACCATCTACGAGAATAAAAAAGTATATCAAGGTTTCTATAAATACGGAAAGAACGCCGAATGGGTCAAGGGTATGCAGGAAGCGATTCTTGACGAGGAGGATTGCTAATGGCTTACAATTATCATAATTGGGGACTCGCAGGAGCGGCTCAACGAAAATACGGCAACGAGTTCTATGACAGGATGCTTATGTTTCACGAGATGGGCGTACTCTTTAAGATGCTCTTCGGTGTCGTAGTTCTCTTAACGGCAGTCATTTCGATACCTGTTCTACTCATTGTGTGGATATGCTATCGCCATCAGAAGAAAGAAATCGAAGCATTAAACGAGGGTGTGAACGCTCGTCTCCTCGAATACGATATGAGTTCGAGAGAAGACTTTGCAAGACTCATCGGAGAGTTGATTAAGGACTGCTCCACCAAAGGATATAAATTCACTTCACCTGTGAAGTTCTCCGGCGATATGACCTTCCACTTCAAACAGAGCATCGATGACATTGGTGTTGCTCTCATCCGTGAAGCGTTTGGAGAAGAGGTCAAACCCAACAGGGCGTTTGTTACCAACAGAGGACTAACATCACAGGCTCGTAAGTATTGCGATGCGGCATTGATTATGGTTATCGACAGAGATGCCCTATCGGATTTGATTGCGTTTCAAATAACAAGCAACAAGGCTTCTGTGAAAAGGCAGAAGTAAACAGTCAACAGGGACTATCGTGCATCTTTTAAGCAAAGGTGCAGGTAGTCCCTTTCTTTTTGGAGGTAATTATGGAAAAGCTCATTCCAAAAATTTTTGCAAAAATAAAAAAGACTCCTCGTGATATTACTGCATACGATGACCTGTTCTCGCTATGTCGTAATATGGAGGGTGAGAATTTCAAATTGGCTCACGACACCAACAAGGCTCTGCGTGAAAAGGTTGTTGTGGCGATGCGGCAGCGTTATGATGTTTCGGGGTTCTTTGAGTTGTATAAGAAAACCCTTCTCTTCGATGCTCCTCACTTCCTCGACCCCTATCTCCTATACTTAGAGATAAACCGAAGACCGAACGAGCGATTTTACCAACCTCGCCGCCGTGTTCTGAAACAGGTCGTGGATGCGTTGCAGATGCTTGTGGATGACGAACTTGACGAGTTATTCATCTCAATGCCGCCCCGTGTCGGTAAGACTACTATCCTTATGCTCTTCGTTACTTGGATAATCGGCAGGAATAGTGAGATGTCAAACCTGTACTCTGCTTATTCCGATGTCATCACCAAAGCGTTCTATACGGGCGTGTTGGAAACGATAAACGACCCTGTTACCTATCTGTGGCACGATGTATTCCCGGATGCGAAGGTCGTGCAGACGAACTCGCAGGATGAGATTATTAACATCGACCGAAAGAAGCGTTACCCGTCATTGACCTGCCGGTCCTTGTACGGAACACTTAACGGTGCCTGTGATTGTAACGGCTTTGAGATTTCCGATGACCTTATCGGTGGTATCGAGGAAGCGTTAAACAAAGACCGCCTTATGTCTGCGTGGAGCAAGGTCGATAATAACCTGCTTCCCCGTGCTAAGGAAAATGCGAAGATTCTGTGGTGTGGTACTCGTTGGTCGATGATTGACCCTGCCGGACTTCGTATGGAACTGTTGGAGAATGACGAACGCTTCAAGAACCGCAGGTACAAGGTTATCAACCTTTCTGCTCTTGACGAAGACGATGAGAGCCAATTCGATTACGATTACGGCGTAGGTTTCAGTACGGAGTATTATCGACAGAGACGAGCTTCTTTTGAGCGTAATAACGATATGGCTTCGTGGTTGGCTCAGTATATGGGCGAACCCATTGAGAGAGATGGTGCATTGTTTACGCCCGATGAGTTCCGTTACTATAACGGTGTGCTGCCGGATGAAGAACCCGACAGAGTATTTATGGCGGTTGACCCTGCGTTCGGTGGTGGAGACTTCGTGGCATCTCCCGTGTGCTTCCAATATGGCGATGACATCTATGTTCACGATGTTGTGTACGATAGCGGCGATAAGAGAATCACTCAGCCCTTACTCGCAAAAGCCGTACTCACATACGATGTTCAAGCGATGCAAATAGAAGCGAATAAGTCCACCGAAGCCTATAAGGAGGGCGTGGAAGCAGAGTTGAAAAAACAAAAGCGTAAAATCAACCTTACAACGAAAGCCGCTCCTTCGGACAAGGCTAAGTTCCAACGCATTTTCGATAAAGCCCCCGATATTCGTGAGACGATGATATTCAGAGAGTCGGGTAAGCGTAGTAAGGCATACAGTCTCTTTATGCAGAATGTCTTCTCCTATAAGATGTTTGCGAAGAACAAAAACGATGATGCTCCCGACAGTCTCGCTATGGCAATTTCGATGGTTCGTGGTGCATCGACTAAGGGACAGGTCTTCAAGCGAACAATTTAGAAAAAAGTTACATTCTCCAATGCTTATTTAGATATAAAAGTATTGACAACCTTTGGAGAATATTGTATAATGGTATGTGTATAGAAGGAAGTATGAGGAGGTGCTGAAATGAGTGTTGATATTACCGAAACTCTCTATGGTCGCAGAGTCATCTATACCGACTGTTCGGAGATTACGGAAAAGAACCTATTGAGCGTTCTTGACAAAGCACTTAGCACTCACGGAAAGAATCGTGGAGAGATTCAGTATCTCTATGATTACTATAAAGGCAAACAACCTATTCGCAATCGTACTAAGGAGATTCGCCCGGAAATCAACAACAAGATTGTTGTCAACAGAGCCAACGAGATTGTCTCGTTCAAGGTTAGTTATCTTATGGGTGAACCTGTTCAGTATGTAAGTCGTAGCAAGGATGATATTTCCGAAAACCTTAACAGGTTGAATGAGTATGTCTTTGCAGAAGATAAAGCGGCTAAGGACACCGAACTCGCAAAGTGGTTTACCATCTGCGGTACGGCGTATAGAATGGTGTTGCCGGATAAACTGAAAGAGGAAGATGAGTCTCCTTTCGAGATTTTCACTCTTGACCCTCGATATAGTTTTGTTGTTTACCATAGCGGTCTCGGTAATAAGCCTATGATGGGCGTTAAGACTGTGCTGCTTGAAGACAACACGGAACTACATAGCATCTACACGAAGAATATGTACTTCGAGGTCAAGGATGGGGTTATCACGAAGAAAGAGAAACACTCTCTTGGTACTATCCCCATTATCGAATATCCTGCAAACCCCGAAC